ATCCGTACTCGCGCCCACGAGGTTCAAGAAGTTCTTAAATGTACCGGCTACGTTGTAGTCCGAGAATGCAATTGTCCCGATGGTCCGCTGCGCCGCCGGTGTGTCACTGTGCTGGATCGTAAGCTGCGGCGTTGTTCCTGCCGAAGCCGTGGCGATCGTCGTCTTCGTCGTGAACTGCGGGCTGTCTACGTCGCCAAGCGTGACGCATTGCACCCAGTCGGTTCCCAGGACGTGGGCGCTGCCGACCGTCAGGCGGCTCCAGCCCATCACATGGGCGCCCGCCCCCAGCGCGACGGGGCTGTTATTCCTTACATAGTGTCCTTTCATGTACTTGCCCGCCGAGGGCATCGCGTTGGCATCGGCGTAGCAGTTGTTTAGGACTTGGTTGTACGTCGCGCTCGCCGGGTCATTGTCTACGATCTTATAGATGAACCGCTGTCCTGACGCCGGACAATTCCCCACTCCCCGGTTTGCTACATTGAAGTCGGCCGCCGTGAAATCGGCCTCGATGACGTTCCAGAGCCAGCTTACCTTATCCGAACCTCCCACGTCCGTCCTATCGCTGACGCGCGCCACCCGCTTGAAGGTGTTTCCTTGGCCATGGATACCGGAGGCATTTTGGATCAGTACTCCACAGGGATTCGTGTTCGCCAACCACGTACCCTGCGCCCCGCGGTTCGTGCTTATGTGGTACGGATCTCCGTCGAACAAATTATTCTCGATTACGATCGTCGATGCCGATGTAATACCAGTTCCGAAGTCAATCGCTTGTGCTGCGAAGTCGTTAAAGATGTTATTGCAGATCAGGATTTCCTCGAAGTCATTCGTCGTCCCCCCGAAGTTAATCATCTGCTGCACGCCATTGATAATGTTCTCGCCGATCCGGCACTTCCGCATGCCGCCCGATATAAACAGCCCATGCACCGGGCCGCCGTTCAGCATCGCGTCTGTAACCGTAAAGTCCATATACCCGCTGCGCTGGTACATGGAACCATAGCCGTACGACGAATACAGGACGCCCACAGGCAACGTCTTCGTGAGCGTGTTCCCCGTGATGTTAATCCAATGAGTGGGCGCCAGCGGGTCTCCTGCTTTGTACCCGTCCATGTTGCCGTACAGCGGAACAAGCGTCCCCGTTCCGTCGAAATGCCCAGGAAGGGCCGCCAAGCTCCCGGCGCTTTCCGTGATCTGCAGCGTAATATAGTTACCGCCCGTGTTCAGGCCGTCGATCGTACTGCGGTCGAAAATGTCCGATATGTTGTTTCCCGAGATTGTCACCGAATACGGGTTCGGTGTCGTACCGCCTGCGATCACGTCCACCGATATGCCTTGCTGCTTGCACCTCTCGATTTGGTTCCCGCTGATGACACACCGTCGGACGCCGATGCACTTGATCCCTTGGGCGTCAGCGATCCGGTTTCCCGTTATAACCACGCCCTTCCGCACGGACCACGAAAGGTTCGCCGACGTGTGCGCCGTGATGGCGTCATCGTCTATGTGGTCGATTGTACAGTTGCAGACCTCTATCTCCTCGCAATCTTGGAAGGAGATGCCGTCCCGAGCACACTCGAGGACCTCACACGCGATTGCGGACACATAGCGGCAGTTGCGAGCCGTGATGCCCATTACCCGCGAGCCGCGGACCCTTATCCGCTGGAAGCGCAGCCTGTCCACGCCATAGATCAGGAGCGGGAAAGCTCCGACGTTGTTCTGCCACGTACCCCAGTCGCCGAGGACCTCGAAATCCTCGAACGCCATGTCGCTTCCATAGGTGCCGCCAATGGGGCTGTTTCCGGTGTACAGGAAGTTCTTCGCCGTCCCGTCCACGGTATCGCAGATAATGCGTGTCGAATCGATACCCATGCCGCGCACTGTGCACTTGCCGCGCGGCGGCTTGACCTGCCCCGTTATGCGGCAATCCCCCGCCGGGAGCCGCACCAGGCACCTGCTCGTAAGGCCGTTGACGTACTCGAAGAAAGCGCCGAGCGCCACCGTGGCGTCCGTGACGCCATCCCACGGGACGCCCCAGTCGAGGGCCTTTACCTCTTCGCCAAACCTCGAGTCTAGAGAGCGGGCCGTCGGCCTTCCGGATACGGACACCTTCATCAAGGAGGCGTCGCCAGTACTCCCGTAGCCGTCCAGCTTTACGGTGTTAAACTCCGGGTTCGGCAGCGCCCCTGGTGGCATTCCCCAGCCCTCCTACGAGATGCACAAGACGCCGCCGTTATTCCACAACACGCCCGGGTCACTCGGGAGATTCGTCGGCAGCCCTGCGATATTGATCCCTGACATGGAATACCCTCCCTGGTAAAGCTCACCCGTAAGACGCCACCGAACCAGGTTACCCTGCCTCGGCTGAATCTGTCCCATATGTAGGCTTGGCCGCTGCGTCCGGCGCCGATGCTCCTTCGCCATGGCTTGCAGCCGGGCTTTCGCTTCCGCGAAAAGCTGCACTGCCCTACTATCGTCCTTGTCCGTACACACGTACCCCGCGGCCCATGCGGTTAAAAGGTTCCTGTATTGGAAGGGGACCAGCGGCTCCCCGCTATCGTCCGCCAAGTCCACCGGCATCGCAATGTAGTCGTACTCAGCCCTTGTAAGGCTCGTAACATAGTTGGAGAACTGCACCGTAAGGACGCTGTTCGCTTCGCTCACGGGGGCAAACAGGCGTGGAATGTCCGGGTCTTGCCGCCCGATCGGGTAATGGCGCCGCATCGCCACCTTCTCGGACGCCGAGATCTCCCTTGGCGTGTCGTACTGCGTACGCATCGGCCCGATGACTTCCTTGCAGTCGGCCGCCAAAGTGTACTCGAGCTTATACGTCTTATGCTGGCTACTCGTCGCCGCCTGCCCCGCGTACGGGCTGTCCAACGTGGCGACCGCGTTCCCGACCGTGTGGCTGCTCACCTGGTATACGGCGCCCTGCTGCGCATCGGGCTGCAGGAACCACCCCTGTACGCCTATCGGCGTCCCGCTTGAGTCCGTGGGCGGCGCACTGAAGGTTGCCGTCGTGTCCCCGGTGGTAAGGGCCACAGTGCCGGCCGTGAACGCCGGCTGGAGCATCACGATTCCAGGAGTGGCCTTCCGCAGCCACCACCACGTCTCGTCTACGTCGGGATCAAGTTCGTTGCCCCCTGAACAGAGGCTTTGGTACACCTGATTGTAATACACGACCGCCTGGCTGTAAAACTCGGACACCGTACCAGGCGGCTCGCTGCTCCGCGCGAGGATGTTCTGCACCAGATCGCTGTTGGTCCGGAGATTCGCCATTGGCTGCTCGCTACGCTCGCAGTCAGTCGGAGTAGCTCTTGCTTACGATTGAGACCACAAGGGCCGTTGTGCCGTCGCCCACCGTGACGTGCGGCCGAATGTACATGGGATTGTCCCTTATGGTGATCACGCCCGCCGCGGTTAGCGTCGCCGCTGCGTTCGCCACGTCCTTGATCACGACGTAGTTTACGCCGTCGTTGCTCCCTTCCAGGGAGACAGATCCGGAGGCGCCAAACGTCCCCGTGACCTGAGCTGTCTTGATTGGCAGCGTCGGCGCACTAAGGGGCGTCCCGAAGTCCCCATTTGCCAGTGCCGGCCATGTCTCCTTATGTACGCCGTCGGCGATCCACGCGCCACTCCCTGTCTGGGTAGGCATCGGCCCCTCCTATTTCTTCCACCGCGGTGCCCTCTGGGCCTCCGGCTCAGCCTCCGGCGGTGGCGGTGTCACCGGGGATTCCAACCCAGGGGCGTTCAAATTTTGAACGGCTGCTGGCGCAACCTCCCCCGATGCCTCTGTAGCCGTCAGGTGCGGTCCGCCCACTACGTGGGCGGCGAAATAGGCGTCCAGGGTGCTCTTTCGCCAACCGACCTCCAGGAGGGCCGCCGCCGTCATGACGTTGATATGGGGCCATAGCTCGAGGGGAATGTTCTGCATCGTCCCGGTATCCGCGATGACCACGCCGGCCTCCGTCATAACGCGGCCCTGCTTGAGGAACAACGGTGCTCCTGATGGCAGGGCCGCCCGCACCCGCACGTAAGGCGTGACCTGTACGATGCGCATCGCCCCTTCCTGGTCGGTCGTGTAATGATGGACCAACAGGACGTCCTCGGCCATCGTCAGATTCCCTCGATCATCGCGTAGAATGTGGAGGCAGGCGGCGCCTCCGCGTTCGTGTACTCCACGCCGTCCCGGTTGCCGGCGCCTCCCGTCTGCTGCGTCGGGTGCATGAGGCGTAGCGTCTGGTTCGTCGCATCGAACAAGGCGCCCATGACCGGCGGCGTCCCGGCGCTCCCGATGATGTTTAGCACCTGCAGGCGCCGCGGCAAGCCAAAGGTTTGAGCCACCGTCTTGCTTCCCACGACCAACGGAATCCCGCCTGTCACGTACGTGTTCGTCCCATCTCCCACAACGATCGTTGCGTTGAACCGCCGCCTCCCTCGGCTCCCGATCGCCTTCGTTGCCTGGTCCACCGTGACCGACACAAGCCCACTAAGTGCAGGCATCCCTCCCTCCTATCAGGTCGTGAGTTGCATCGCCGTGTTGTTCGCCGGCGTCTCCCACGAAGGCTCCACTGTGATAACCATATCGGCATTGCCTGCCGTGGAGGCCGTCCCGCAATTGACGACCACACTTTGGCCCGGACTCACCTTCTTCGAGATGTTGTCCTTGTACACTGTCTTACCGGCCGCATACGTCGTGAGGACGTTCAGAATAGCGATGTCCCCCGCCGAGATGCCGCTGTTGCTGCCTGCAGTGAGCTGCGTCGTAAAGTTCACCACCGCGGGCGTGACCGTGAACGCCGTTGTGATAACCAGTGCGCATGCCCTCACGGAGACCGGCTGGTATCCCGGACTCCAGCGAGCCTTGTCGCCGGTGCCCGTGAACGCCGTCGCGCTGCCCAGGTTGTAGTCGATCATTTGATGGCCGTATGCCATGACCCGTACTCCTCAGGTGCTCGAGACGTGGATAATGCGGGCCTGGCCTTGATTGGCCGTGTCCCAGATAATGTCGAAGGCCAAGATGCCATACCAGGCGACGGCCCGCGAGCGGCCGAAGTCGGTCGGGATCGCCGCCCGAAGTTCAGGCGTCATCGCCTCCGCCATGCCCACGGCATCCTCTCCAAAGACCACACCCTCGCCCAAGACCGACGAGGTGCCGATCTTGCCGAGTGCATTGTTGTGGTTCGTCTCCACGAACCGGACCTGCTCAATGCGGCCCACTTCGTTGTTGTATTTCGCTTGCGGGTCCGTGTACTTGTGCCACTCTTCCCACGCTGGATCACGCTTGATACCCCGGAGCCCGAGGCTGCGGAAAATTCCCACGTAATCGTCGCCGTCGAACGGCGGGCACGCCAGCGTATCGTACAAATAGTCCCTGATCTCTTCAACGTGGAACACATTCATGTTCTCGGTCGCCGACGTCGCGGGCGTCCCATTCGTAGCGATATTCTCGCTCGTGAGGCCCGTGGGCACATACTTGATCTTGGCCTTCTTAAAGGCGGTCGAAGCCAGCGTGTCCAAAGCGAGCTTCATTTGGTCCCGGAGGCGCCTCTGGACAATGTTCTCGATGTCGAACTCACTGAGGTCGTCGCTCAAGGAAGTAAATGGTACACTGCGGCCGATTTCCGAGACGGTGATCGCCTTCGTGCTGAGGGACAACGTGTCCTCGGGAATCCGAACTCCTTCCGTTAGCGTCGGGTTCGTCGGCTCGGCCAGGTTGGCGACGCGCGTGATTGTGACCGCCTCGCCCTTCTTTCTCCCATACCCCTCAACGGGCCGCACATAGTCCATGAACACGGACTTCTGAAGCGCAGCCTCATAAAGATGCATACTCATCGCGTGGGACTTGTACGTCCCTGTCGGCGAATCAAATGTCCAGGTGAATTGAGCCATCGTCTCCCCTCCTAATGCTTCGTCGGCTGGGCGCCGGCGCTGCGGGCTCGCGCCCGCTCCTTAATGATCGAAGAAAGCGACTTCGGCGCAGCCGCCTCCGGCTCCGCCCGACCTCCGGCGGGCCTCGGCGTCCCTGCGCCTTCCACCACAGCGCGACCGGCCTGGGGCTTCGCCCCGGGCGTCGCAAAAGCATCCTTGTTGATGCTAATGATGGTACTTCGGGCCTTCTCCGCAAGCCGCTCCGCCGCCTTGTCCATCGTAAGGGGAGCCAACTCCCCCATGCTGGAAGCCATCGTCATGTCCACGATTTGCTTGTACGGCTTAAGTTCCTTGTTCGCGTCCCAAAAGGAGTCCCACCACTGCTCCATGACCCTTTCACTCGTGCGCTCCTGCCGGTACTCCTTTCGGATATCCTCCTTGATATCCGCGATCACCCTTGTTGGATCGCTCAGGAGGGCCGTCACAAGCTCGTCGTTGGTGGGCACCTTCCGACCAGTACCCTCCGCCGGTGCTGCGGCGGGGGGCGCCGCAGGCGGTGCTGGGGAAGCGACCGGCGGAGGGGTCTTTTTGAGCCTCTCAACTTCCGCGCCGAGGCCATCAAGGTGGGCGGTGAGCGCCGCCTCGCTGTCGAACGTCTTTCCACCATAGGAGAATGGCTTCCACGGCTGCTGGGCGCTTTCAGCGCCAGGGCCTCCCTCGATGACTTTCTGCTCCGCAGGTGTCGGACCGGCTACGCCGGTGGACTTCTGTTCTGTCGGCACTTCTTCAGACTCCTCCACGGCGCCGGCTCCGGCTCCGCCGGCCTTTCCAAATGCAGAAACCGCTCGCTTACCCATACTGAAGCTCCCGTTGAGCCGCCACGCGGCCCTGCTTGTCGTCTGTTTCCAAGCGTGTCTCCAGGCGTCTTAGGCCGGCCAACTGCCCTGCGAAGAACCGAAGCTCCTGATCTGTCCTGGTAGGCTGTGTCATGCTTACCAGGATGTCCTGCGTAAGCTCTCCAACGGCGCCCCGTAGGACCGCAAGAGCAGCCCGTGCCTGCGCCCCGCGTTCCGTGGCGGCAATCGCCTTATCGGAGTCGAATGGCTGTGTCATTGTCCACCTGAACAGAAGTCGGCAGCCAGAGGCGATTCCTCGGCTCGCGGCGCTCCATGACCTGCACGTCCTTCGCCAGGAGGGCAATAAGCTCGAAAGCGCAGGACATTGCCTTTTCTGCAAACTCCACTCGCTTCACGAGATTGCTCGGCGAAATGCGCCGCTTGTTCTCGTAATACCAGACTGCGATGTCACGCAGCCTGTCTTCGGTCTCCTTGCTCACGCAGCCGCCTCCGGCGCCTCCGGTGCTGGCTCGTCGGGCGCAAGCCGCTCGTCCCACATAACCAGGAGCACGTCGCCGTTCTTGTAATGGGCCGGCTCGGTGGCGCTGTCGCGCCCCCTGATGGTGAGCATCATCCGGTCGGGACCCATCGTATCTTTGCGGGCCGTCTCGAAATGATAGTAGTCGACCCAGCCCTCGGCGTCTGTTTCGCCGCTCGCCGCTACGCAGCGGAACTCCAACGGAAATCCCGCCTCGGCGTCTTCGCCGCCTTCGCCGCCCGTCTCATCCTCGACCACCTCGACGGCTTCGCCGTCGGGCTCAGTGCCGACATCCTCTGCATCGACCTCAAGGGCCTCGGACTCGCCTTTCTTTTTCCGCGCCATACCTCGCTCCGCTCGGCTAGAGTTTACGGAAACCTTCTCGGACTTCACCTGGCTCCCGCGCGTTCCGTGCGCCGCGAAGCGCATGTCCGATAGCCCGGCGTTGCCGCCGGCCATGATCCATGGCGCGGCCATGCCGGCCCTTGTCCATGCGGATCTCCGCAGCGCGGGTCAGCGTGTGGAAGTCCGACTCGGCTTGGTAGTCGTCGGCGTCCTTCACGGCGCCAACTCGGTCTGCTCGCCGTCGGTCGCCTGCTTGTATACCGTGATCCGATGGTCGTCGTTCACCCAGACGTCGTATGTCGCGCCGGGCGCGACGACGGTCTGTACGGCTTCGCCGTACTGCGTCTCCACGACAAGGGCTTCGCCGGCCGTGCTGTCTTGCTCATTGGAGATGATTACATGGACACTCATGGCTCGCTCCGCTCGCTATGGGAGGTTTTGCAGTGCGGACTTACGTCCGCGCTTGTTGATCCGCAGCGTCGGGCCTATACCAGGCATCTTACGATGCCCCTGCGCGACATGCTGCTGTGTCGCCCCAGTGTATCGGTGCAACCCTCCAAGGATGTTCCCCGCCTCGAGGCGTTCGCCTGCGGGCGCCGCATGGGCTGGGTCGAAGTTCCCAACTTTTGCCATGCTGTTAACCTCCCGTCGTTTGGAGACCCGTAAGAGGTTGAATTTCCTGATTGACGCCCGCCATCGCCGCGACCGGGCTCCCTGGAGGTGCCCCAAGGAACGGGCCTTGCGGCCCAGGTGCGGCTGCGCCGGTTCCTGCCGGACCGAGGCCCCCCTGGCCATCCTGCGCGCCTGCACCTGGCTGCCCACCCTGACCACCCGCCGTCAGTTGGGCAAATAGCATAATCTGCCTGACAACATCCGGAAGCGCCGCCTGCTGCTCCGGCGTCGTCGCTATGTCGTCGGGATTGATGTTGAGTTGCTTCATGAGGATCTTTAGGACCTTCCTTGGATCGTATTGGGTCATGAAGCTCTGCATGAGGACCGGATTCTGGCTGACCGCTTGGAAGAACGCCATCAGCTTTTGGAAATCCTGCGCCGCCGCAAGGGTAGCCGAGAGGCCCGTCACCCGGAAGCTGCAACATCCCTCAAACAGTGCATAGCGTTCCGCCTCTGAAAGGGACATCATGAGGACGGCGGCCTTCTGGCCGATGGCGTTCACCACCTCGGAGTTTCCAAGGTCGTCGAAATGTTGCAGGATGGTAAGCCACGCCTTCCGAAGGCAGGGCTCCATGATGCCGCTTTCCAGGTCGAGGGTGATCGCCTGGAGTGTCATGTTTTGGCTTTGCTGCGCCTGGAGGATCTCGGTTGCTTTCACCTGTCTCTGTGGCAGGCTTCCAAGCTTTATGTCGTTGGTCATCGCGGCTTGCGTAAACTCCCGGTCCAGCATCTCGAAGATCGCCATACCATCCTGCGGAACATTAGACTCGCTAACCGATTCAAGCACTTTGACTCCCTCCGGGAGCGTGTCTTTTACATGGAGGGTTACTCCCTGCGGTACCCCATCTGCAATCTGGGTGGGGTCTACCAGGTGGTTCACACGAAGCTGCTTAATGCCCCACACGGCGGCTATGCCGCCATCGAGCATGAGGTTAAACATCTCGTTCAGAGCGAAGTTCAGCGCGCTGGCGCTGTCATACAGGGCCTTATGCCATACGCTATGAGGCACCCGTATCAGGGGCTCTGCAACAAACGGCGATTCGCCGTGCCAAAGGGGGTTTTCGACAGGCCTCCTTATAAGCTTATGCTTGTTTGCCAGCGTGGCAAGCATGTTCTCCCCGACTACGGAACCATCGTCCCCGATGATCGTGCCCCAGAACTCCATAAGCGTGACGCGCTTGCGCCGCCCGCCGCCGGGGGTCCAATTCTGGCCGCGTTGCTGCGGGGTTCTGTTTTCCTGGATGCCAATAGGCCGAGGTGTGTCCTCACGAGCGAGGGAGCGCACGGCGTCTTCGTCGTACACGCCCTGCTTTGCCATCTCCAGCACATCGACGTAATCCCGTTCCACTACGTGGATTTCGTAGAGGCCGCGCCCCGTCGGGTCCGGGTAATAATCTTCGTTCTTGATCAGGTCAATGCAAAGATGCCAACGGCTGGCGCTGTCGCGCCGGAGGGTATGCCCACCCGGGCGCTGCGCGCCCGATGGGAAGTCCACCACATTCTCGCCGCGCTCGACGCTGTACTTGTTATACTTTACGTCGCGGCCGTACACTTTAAGGACGATCAGGCTCTCGAGGAGGCCCGACTTGGCGGCGTCTGAAAGCGTGGTCTCGAAATCCTTAAACTTCACGGGTCCGTTCGGCAACCGTTTCAGGTAGCACTCCATCAGGCCCCTGATTTGATTCTCCGTGATGTAGGGCTTCGCCTCCGGCGAAACAGTCACCTGGAACCAATCCCCAAACCCGATGAGGCTTTGCTTTATGAAGCCGGCGAACTGCTCGGCCGACGTGGCCACCTTCGGGAGAAATTCCGTGCTCTGGCCCTTCTGCTTATACGACCAATCCTGGAGGCCCATATAAGCGTCCCTGTTAAGGGAGTTCTTCCTCATGCGATCATATCGGGCTCTTTCAGCCTCATGATAACACTCAAGGATCCATTGGACCACCTCGTGGTCGCGCGCGGCGCGATCCGCTGCCGCGGACGCCTGCTGACCCTCCGGGCCCTTGTCGGGTTCCGAGGAGTCAGCAGGGCCTCCACTGCTCCCTTCAGCCAGGGCGTCGCCGAATGTCAATCGCTTGCGGCGTGCCATACTGCGGTCCCTTCGCTGCGCTCAGGGCAGG